TCAGCATAAGCGATAGACCCGCCCGCGCCCCTCGACCTTCTCGGAAGCGATCGTCAGGCCCAACTTCTTCTTCAGCGCGCCGGACATGGCGCCTCTCACAGTGTGCGACTGCCATCCCGTGGCGGCAACGATCTCGTCGATGGTCGCGCCGCCCTCGGCGCGGAGCATCTCGATCAGCTTGGCCTGCTTGGTGCCGCTGCGCGGTTTGCGCGCCTTGGGCGCTGTGCCGGGAACCGGTTGCTCCGGCTCGACGCCGATGGCGGCGAGGCCCGCATCGGTGATGTGCAGCAGGATGGCGCGGCCGTCCTCGTCATTGCGCCAGATGCGGTTGAGAGCAGCGTCGGCCTTCGCGCGTTGGTCGGTCACCGTCTCGGCGATGAGCCGGCGTTTCAGGAGCGCGCCGACCACCTTGTTGGCGGCGCCACCTCGCAGGGAGCCGGGGAGAGGCAGGACGTTACGGTCGTCGCGCTGCGCGGCGGCGCTGAGGATCACGAGTTGGGTGTCGGAAAGCTTTGTCATGTGGGATCTCCGGTTTCGGGACCGCGACCGTCGCGGCCCTTCTACGACCCCGAGCCGCGCAGGGCGCGCGGCAGGAGTTCCGGCCGAGCCGGAGATCACGCGGCGTATTCGCCTTCGCCGAACAGGAAGTCGGTGATTTCCCTGAGGTCGCTGGCGACGTGGTCGAGCGACCCGACGCTGCCCCAGTTGACCGCTTCGGGATCGAACCCGAAGTGGTCGTCGCTGAGCGCCTGCAGGCGGACGAGCATCTCGTCGATTTCGGCTTTCTTGCCGATGAAGGCGGCGAGGGCAGCCTCTTGGTTCTTCCGCGCCTTCTCGGCGCGGAGTTCGTGGCGCGGGGTGGTCTGGGCGTTCAGGCGGGTCATGGCGGGCTCCTTCATCTGCGTCGTTTCGTTGGATTGAACTTCGCTCTGAAGGGCCGATCTATCCAGTATAATCGCAGCAATATCATGGCTTTATGATCGAGCGGGGAGCAATCGCGTGTCATCGGCCAGCCAGCCCATCGCGGTGATCGCGAAGCTCCTGGATCTCTCCGAGCGGCGGGTCCAGCAGCTGAGCCGGGAGGGCGTGATCCCCAAGGCCACGCGCGGGCAGTACGACCTTATCGGTTCGGTGCGCGGCTATGTGCGATACCTGCGCGACCAGGCCGCGAAGGCGCAGGCCGGGGCGCCGGATTACGCCGCCGAGCGGGCCCGGTTCCTCCGGGCGCGGGCCGATCTCGCCGAGATGGAGGCGGAGGAAAGGCGCGGCGCGGTGATCGCGGCCGAGGACGTGGAGGCCGCCTGGATCGCGGTGCTGGCACTGTTGCGCACGCGGCTACTGGCATTGCCCGACCGGCTGGCGCCGCAGCTGCATGGCGCCGGGAGTCCCGGCGCGGTGCGGGACATGCTGCGCGGGGCGCTTCGCGAGGCGCTGGAGGAACTGGCGGAGACGGATGTGCGCCCTGAGCGAGACGACGACCCTGCGGCTGACGGGAACGGCGGTGCTGCGCCGGACGGTGGCCCGGGCGCTGAAGACGCTGACTCCGCCGCCGGAGATGACGATCAGTGACTGGGCGGATGCCAACCGCCGGCTGAGTTCCGAGGCGAGCGCCGAGCCCGGGCGCTGGCGCACCTCGCGGGCCGAATACCAGCGCGGGATCATGGATGCGATCTCGGATGCCGCCGTGGAGACAGTTGTGGTCATGTCATCTGCCCAGACGGGCAAGACCGAAACCCAACTCTGCGCGGTCGGCTACCACATCGACCGGGACCCGGCGCCGATCATGGTGGTGATGCCGACCGAGCGCGATGCCGAGACCTGGTCGAAGGACCGGTTCTCGCCGATGGCCCGCGACACGCCGTGTCTGAGGGACAAGATCGCCGACCCCAAATCGCGCGATGGCAACAACAAGATCCTGCACAAGCGCTTTCCGGGCGGGCATCTGACGATTGTCGGGGCCAACGCGCCCTCGGGGCTTGCGAGCCGGCCGATCCGGCTCTTGCTCTGCGACGAGGTCGACCGCTACCCGTTCAGCGCGGGCGCCGAGGGCGATCCGGTGAACCTGGCGAAGAAGCGCACGGTGACGTTCTGGAACCGCAAGATCGTGCTGGTCTCGACGCCCACCAACAAGGGCGCGAGCCGGATCGAGACGGCCTATGAGGAAAGCGACCAACGGCAATACTGGGTGCCGTGCCCGGAGTGTGGCGAGGCCCAGGTGCTCACATGGACCCAGGTCAAATGGGACAAGACCGAACAGGGCGAACACCGCCCCGAGACGGCGCGGTATGAGTGCATCCGCTGCGCGGCGAAGTGGGACGACCAGGCAAGATGGGCTGCCGTGGGACTGGGCGAGTGGCGGGCGCGCCGGCCTTTCACGGGCATCGCCGGGTTCCATCTTAACGAGATCTACTCGCCGTGGGTGCGGCTCGAGGCGATGGTGAAGGCCTTCCTGTCGGCGCGCGCCGGTGGCGACGAGGCGATGAAGACCTTCGTCAACACCTCGCTGGGGGAGACCTGGGTCGAAACCGGGGATGCGCCGGACTGGCAGCGGCTCGCGGGGCTCAAGGAGGACTGGCCAGCGGGCACGGTGCCGGAGCGGGGTCTGTTCCTGACCGCCGGCGCCGACGTGCAAAAGGACCGGATCGAGGTCGATGTCTGGGCCTGGGGCCGTGGGCTGGAAAGCTGGCTCATCGACCACGTAGTGATCGAGGGCGGCCCGGCCGATCCGGCGTGCTGGGCAAGGCTCACGGAACTTCTTGGGCGGACATGGAGCCACGCGAGCGGCGCGCCGATGCCCATCGCGCGGCTGGCAATCGACACCGGCTATGAGACCAGCGCGGTCTACGCCTGGGCGCGGCAGGTTGGCTTCGCGCAGGTGGCGCCGGTGAAGGGCGTCGAGGGGTTCAACCGGGCGGCGCCGGTGACGGGCCCCACTTACGTCGATGCCACTGTCGGCGGAAAACGCCTGCGCCGGGGCGCGCGGCTCTGGACGGTGGCGGTGTCCACCTTCAAGGCCGAGACCTACCGGTTTCTCGGGCAGGACTGGCCCACGGTGGAAGAGATCGCGGCCGGGGCCGCACTTCCGCCCGGCACGGTGCATCTGCCGGGCTGGGTCGACAGCGAGTGGCTCAAGCAGCTCGTCGCCGAGCAGCTGGTGACGGTGAGGAACAAGCGCGGCTTTGCGAAGCTCGAATGGCAGAAGCTGCGGGAGAGGAACGAGGCGCTGGACTGCAGGGTATATGCCCGTGCGGCCGCGTGGATCCTCGGGGTCGACCGCTGGTCGGACAGGCAATGGGACGAGCTGGAGCGGCAGGTTGCTGCGCCGGAACAGGATGCGCCGGCGGCGTTGTCACGGCCAGCGAGACCTGCGCGCCAGCGCCGAACCGTGCGCTCGAATTACATGGGATAAACATGGCCACGCTTGCAGAGCTTCAAACCCGCCGGGATGCGCTCGCGGCCGCGCGCGCGAGCGGCGTTGCCCGGGTCAGCTACGACGGCAAAACGGTGGAATACCGCAGCCTTGTCGAGATTGACCGCGCCATCGATGTGCTCGACCGGGAAATCGCCGCGCTCGAGGGGCGCAGCGTGATCCGTCAGGTGCGCGTGACCACGACCAAGGGGCTCTGAGCGATGGGCCTGTTCGATGCCTTGCGCCGCCACAAGACCGGCGGGGCGAAGGGAGTGCGCGCGCGCCTCGAGGGCGCCATGGCAAGGCGGCGGCTCAGGGGCTGGCAGCCGCCCCTGGAAAACATCAACTCACTTGTCTCGGCCGGCGGCCCGCGTCTTTTGGCCCGCTCGCGCGAACTGGTGGTGACCAACGGATACGCGGCGAACGCCTGCGAGGCCTGGGCCGCGAACCTCGTCGGCGATGGGATCAAGCCCTCGTCGCTGCTGGAGGACGGTGCCTTGCGCGACATGGTCCAGCGTCTGTGGCTCGCCTGGACCGACGAGGCGGATGCCGACGGGCTCACCGACTTCTACGGCCTGCAGGCGATGGTGGCCCGCGAGATGTTCGTGGCCGGCGAATGCTTCGTGCGCCTGCGCCCCCGCCGGCCGGAGGATGGTCTGCGCGTGCCGCTGCAGGTGCAGCTGCTGCAATCGGAAATGCTGCCATTCGACAAGACGGAAACCGCGCCGAACGGCAACGTGATCCGCTGCGGCATCGAGTTTGACCGGATCGGGCGGCGCGTCGCCTACCACTTCCGCCGTCGCCATCCGGGCGACAGTACCGACAGGGGCGACACGATCCCGGAGACGGTGCGGGTGCCGGCGGCCGACGTCCTGCACATCTACCGCCCGCTGGACGCGGGCCAGATCCGGGGCCTGCCGCATGTGGCCCCGGCGATGGTGCGGCTGTTTCTCTTGGACCAGTACGACGATGCCGAGCTGGACCGGAAGAAGACCGCGGCGATGTTCGCGGGCTTCATCACAAAGGCCGCGCCCGAGGAACAGCTGATGGGCGCGGTGGAGGATGCGGAGGACGGTACCGGGATCGCAAGCCTCGAACCCGGCACCCTGCAGGTGCTGCTGCCCGGCGAGGACGTGAAGTTCTCGAACCCTGCCGATGTCGGCGGTGGCTACGAGGCCTTCCAGTATCGCACCCTGCTGGCGATCTCGGCCTCGCTGGGGCTGCCCTATCACCTGGTCACCGGCGACGTGCGGCAGGCCAACTATTCGAGCCTGCGCGCCGAGCTGGTCGAGTTCCGCCGGCGCTTCAGCCAGCTGCAGCACGGGGTGATGGCCCATCAGCTCTGCCGGCCCATCTGGGAGCGCTGGCTGGAAACGGCGGTGCTGGCGGGCGCGCTGATCCTGCCCGACATGGGTGCGGCCCGGGCCGTGCAGTGGATCCCGCCGCGCTGGGACTGGGTGGATCCCTTGAAGGATATCCAGGCGCAGCTTCTGGCGATCGAGGCGGGGCTGATGTCGCGCAGGAAGGCGGTCGAGGCCACCGGCTACGACATCGAGGAGATCGATCGCGAGAATGCGGCGGATGCGGCCCGCGCGGCCGAGCTGGGCCTGAGCTATGGCAAGAGCCCAGGCGAGACACAGGGCGCACGGGCGACGCCTCCAAAAGACACCAACCCCAACAAGGGACCCTGATCCATGAACAACTGGTATGTGATCCGCGCCACCGCCGAGGGCGCGGAACTGTCGATCGATGACGAGATCGGCGCCTATGGCGTGTCCGCCAAGGACTTCATCAATGAGCTCGGGCAACTACCGGGCGATACGGCGCTGACTCTGCGGCTCAACAGCCCCGGCGGCTCGGTGTTCGATGCGGTGGCCATCTACAATGCGCTGAAGCGCCACGCGGGCCCCATCACGGTGAGCATCGACGGCATTGCCGCCTCGGCTGCCTCCTACATCGCCATGGCGGGCGACAGCGTGGTGATGCCGGAAAACGCCTTTCTGATGATCCATGATCCTTCCGGTCTGGTGATGGGCACCGCCGCCGACATGCGCGCCATGGCCGAGGCGCTGGACAAGATCGCTGGTGCGCTCGTCAAGGGCTATGCGGCCAAGACCGGAAAGGCGGAGGAAGAGGTGGCCGCGCTGATGGCGGCGGAGACCTGGTTCACCGCCGCCGAGGCGGTGGAGGCGGGCTTTGCCGACAGCATGGCGGAGCCCGTGAAGATCGCCGCCAGCTTCGATGTGACCCGCTTCCGCAATGCACCGCCCGAGGTGGTCGAGGCGTTGGCGAAAACTGGAGATGCGAAGAATGGAGAGGTGAGGGCCGCGGGCACGGCGGGTGGTGACCCCAGCCCCCCGACATCGGAGAACAGCGAGGTGGTGCGGCCCGCCGTGCCGGTACCGCCCGTGGAAAGCGCCACGCCTCTGGTGACCGATCCATCCGCGGCACCCGATTCCTCCACCGCTCGCACCGAGGCGATGGCCTATGCCCGCGCCGTGGTCGATCTCTGCCGCCTCGCCGGACAGCCGCAGACGGCCGCCGGCTTCCTCGAGCGCGAGGCCCCCCTCGAGGAGGTGCGCGCGGCGCTGCTGGCGGCCCGTGCCGACGCCGATCCCGAGATCATGGCCCGTCACCCCCAGCCCGGCCCGGGCCCCTCGGCCCGTCCCTGGGCCGACATCATCAACCGCACCTTCAAGCGCAAGGGATAACAGACCATGACCGTTCTTTCCGAGACCACCCACCCCGGCGGCTTCCTCGTCTGGGAGGCCTTCCGCGATTACACCCGCGAGGTCGTCACCATTGCCACCGGGACCAGTAACCCGGTGCTCGAGCCCGGCACCGTGCTGGGCAAGATCACCGCCTCCGGCAAGTACGGCGCCCACGACCCGGCCGCGCTGGACGGCACCGAGACCGCCGTCGCCGTGCTCTGGGGCAAGGCCGATGCCACCGCCGCCGACGTGCCGGCGGTCGCGCTTTTGCGCGGCCCCGCCATCGTCAACGGCAAGGACCTGGTCTTTGCCGGCACGCCGACCCAGCCCGAGATCGATGCGGCGCACGCGGCACTGGCCGCCGCCGGCATCCTGGTGCGCTGACACCCCCAACACTGAAAGGACATTCCCATGCCCACCCTGGACATCTTCGACACCGATGCCTTCTCGGTGATCGAGCTCACCCGCGCGCTCGAGAACATCCCCTACAAGCCGGCGACGCTGACGGGCTCCGGCCTCTTTGCCGATCGCGGGGTGCGAAGCCGCACCGTCGTGATCGAGAGCCGCGACGGCACGCTGTCGCTGATCCCGTTCTCCGAGCGCGGCTCGGCCTATGAACAGCAGATCCCGGAACGCCGTGACGTACGGGCCTTCGTCTGCCGCCAGTTCAAGAAACAGGACGTGCTCTGGGCCTCGGAAATCCAAGGCATCCGCGCATTCGGGTCCGAATCCGAGACCCAGCAGATCCAGGCCGAGGTGGCCCGCCGCCTGCGCCGTCTGCGCAACGATGCCGAGGCCACTTTCGAGTATCACCTCCTCAACGGCATCCAGGGCAAGGTGCTGGACCCGAAGGACGGGGCCACTGTCATCGACTACTTCACCGAGTTCGCCATCACCCCGGCGGCGGAGGTGAACTTCGACCTCGCCGCCACCAATCCCGCCTCGGGCGCCCTTCGCAAGAAGTGCCAGGCGCTGATCGAGAGCGTCGAGGGCGATCTCGGCGGGCTGTCCACCGGGGCGGTGCAACTGCGCGCCGAATGCGGCTCGGCCTTCTTCTCGGACCTCGTGGCCCACAAGGAGGTGCGCGAGACCTATCTCAACACCGCCGCGGCCGCCGATCTGCGCGCGCGCGTGGCCGACGAGGTCAGCTTCGGCGGCATCACCTTCCGCCGCTACCGGGGCAACGCGGCCTTCGGGGTTCCGCCCGACAAGGCCTTCTTCTACCCCGAGGGCGTCGAGGGGCTCTTCGAGATCTACTATGCCCCGGCCGACACCTTCGAGACGGTGAACACGCTTGGCCTGCCGCTCTATGCCCGCTCCATCCCCGATCGCGACCGCGACGAATGGGTGCGGCTCGAGATCGAAAGCAACCCCCTGCCGATCTGCACCCGCCCGCAGGTGCTGCGCTCGGCACGGCGTGCGTGATGAATGCCTTTGCCATGGCCATGGATGCGCTGTTTGCGGACGTGAACCTCGGGCTGGATGCCACCTGGTATCCGGCCGGTGGGGCGCCACAACCTGTCCGCGTGATCCGCAAGGCGCCGGACGAGGTGACCTCCTTCGGGTCCGCGCAGATCCTGTCGGAGACCACGCTGGTCGATGCGCGTGTCTCCGAGATGGCGAACCCCAGGCCCGGCGATGGCATCACCATTGGGGCCGACAACTTCACGATCCAGGGGGAGCCCCGGCGCGACCGGGATCGGCTCATCTGGACCCTCGAACTGGTGCCGGCATGAGGCTGAAGATCGACTTCGACCCTGATCTCGTTGCCATGCTGCAGGAAGAGGTAAGCGCCGGTGAGCGGGCCGTGAAGGCTGCGATGGCGCAGGCCGGAGGGGACCTGAAACAGGCTTGGCGTCGGCAGATCACGGGTGCCGGCCTCGGCCACCGCCTGCCACGCACCATCCGCAACCGCACCTATCCGCAGCAGGGCGACAGCTTCGATGCGGCGGCGTTTGTCTGGTCGAACGCCCCCGAGATTATCGGCGCGCATGACCGGGGCGTGCTGATCCGCTCGAAACGGGGCTTCTGGCTGGCGATCCCGCTGCCCGCCGCCGGCAAGGGGCGGCGCGGGGCAAAGCTGACACCGGGCGAATGGGAACGGCGGAGGGGCCTGCGCCTGCGCTTCGTCTATCGCCGCCGCGGTCCCAGCCTGCTGGTGGCTGATGGGCGGCTCAACACGAAGGGTCTCGGTGTCGCCTCCCGCTCGAAAACCGGACGCGGCCGTGCCACCGTGCCGATCTTCCTGCTGGTCCCGCAGGTGAAGTTGCCGAAGCGGCTGAACCTCGACCGCGACGCCGAGCGGGCGCTGGACGGCCTGCCGGGGCTGATCGTGTCGAATTGGGTGAAGGGGAGGATCCGTTAGCGACTCATCCAGACGGTGCCACAACGTCAGAGATCGACGCCCCTGAGTATCGACAGCCAGTCTTCGAACTCATCCAGACCATACTTGTTCTTTGCCAGATTGCACGCGAGATGCGTGATGGCGACATTTGCATCGTCGTAGGCGCCGTTGGCGCTGTCGGTTCGATCCGCAGAGGGCTGGAGCATCTTGTTGCCTCCACCGGCAACGAGCGCGCCACCGCACAGGGCGCATCGTCCACCTTGTTCGCCCCATTTACGGACGAGGAGAGCATTGAGATCGGAGAGGTTCGGCGCCGAGCGCAGCGGATTGACTTTCACTCCGGTCTCTCCGCCGCGCTTGACACGCTCAATGATCAGCATCGCCATCCGATAGGCTTCTTGCCTTATCGAAGGCTCGACCTCTGCCGAAACGCTGCTGCGCAGTTCGAGGTAATTGGCGACGTCTTCGCGAAGGTTCAGGGTTATGGGCTCGATTTCGAGCGCCATAACTGCCTCTCGCTCGGCGCCGGTCGCTTCGACGACAGCGCCTCGATTGGCGATCTCGGCGAAGGATCGGTATGCCATCGGGATCGTGTCGTGTGCGGCGGGATATGGCGGCCCGACCATGTTGGCGGCTGCCAGCACCGCCATCGAGTGGGGCCAGCGATCGCCCCATTGCGCATTCGAGTTCGCCCAGACGTCCGGAGGCACGATCTTGCGTGTCTCGAGGATCTGGTTGGGCTCGATAGTCACTGCCGAAATAAGGCGGCTTCGGTGTTCCGGCATGCGGGTCATCTCGGCGCTAGTCGTGCCGACGTAAACGAGAACATCCCGCCCAGCCACGAACTCACGTCGGAGCCGATCACCGACGGACCGCTTGGTGAAGGACACGCAGGGCCACTCATCACTGATCTGGCCCCATTCGCTCTTCAAGAACACTCGTCCATCGGGCTTCATCATATCGGATACGCGCATGTTCCCGAAAATGATTGAAAATGAGCGCACGTGCAATTCGGCAAGTACGTCTTCACTCTGAGGTTCACCGTTGCCCACCCCCCGCGAAACCATCCTCGCCGCGCTGCATGCGCGGCTCTCGGCGTTGCCCGCCACCGTCCTGCGGGGCGAAGTGCTGCCCGAACGCGTGCCGGCCGGGGGCCTGCTGATTCTTCGCGACGGCGAGCCGGGGGAGCCGGAGGTGACGCTCTCGCCGCTCGCCTACCATTACCAACACCGCGTCGAGATCGAGGCGGTGGTACAGGGCGCCGACCGTGATACCGCCTTCGATACGCTCTGCGCCAGCATCGGTACGGCGCTCGCCGTTGACCGGACGCTAGGCGGCCTCTGCGAATGGGTCGAGGCGGAAGCGCCGCGGCCGGTCGATCTGCCCATCGAAGGGGCGGCGAGCCTCAAGGCGGCGGTGATACCCGTCGTCCTGCACTACACCACGGCCGATTCGCTCGGCTGATCTCACATCATAGGAGAACAAGATGGCACGCGCCCAGGGGGCGCGGTCGCAGCTCGCGGCCGCGTTCGAGACGACCTATGGCACCGCACCGGCTTCCGGCTTCATGCAGATGCCCTTTGCCAGCGCCTCGCTGGGAGCCGAGCAGCCGCTGCTGGCCTCGGAACTACTCGGCTACGGCCGCGACCCGCTGGCGCCATTGAAGGATGCGGTGACGGCCGATGGCGACGTCACCGTGCCGCTCGACGCCGAGGCCTTTGGCTTCTGGCTGAAGGCCGCCTTTGGGGCACCGACCACCACGGGCACCACCAACAAGACCCACACCTTCAAGTCCGGCAGCTGGACCCTGCCCAGCATGGCGATTGAGGTGGCGATGCCCGAGATCCCGCGTTTCGCCATGTACACGGGCTGCGTGCTGGACCAGTTCAGCATCGCCATGCAGCGCTCGGGGTTGCTGACAGCGGATGTGAAGCTGGTGGCGCAGGGAGAGAACGTCGCCACGGCCACGGCGGCTGGCACCCCCACGGCCTACGCCCTGCAGCGCTTCGGCCACTTCAACGGCGCGATCAAGCGCAACGGCACGGCGCTCGGCAACATCGTCTCGGCCGATCTCACCTATGCCAACAATGTCGAACGGATCGAGACCATCCGCAACGATGGCCGCATCGACGGGGCCGACCCCTCGATTGCCGCGCTGACCGGCAAGATCGACGTGCGCTTTGCCGACACCACGCTGATGGACCAGGCGCTGAACGGGACGGCCGCCAGCCTCGAGTTCTCCTGGACTATCTCGGCGAATGTGAGCCTGACCATCACCGCCCATGCCGTTTATCTCCCGCGCCCCCGGGTGGAAATCCAGGGACCGCAGGGCATCCAGGCCAGTTTCGACTGGCAGGCGGCTTACGACTCCGTGGCCGGGCAGATGTGCACGGTCGTCCTCAAGAACCAGGTGGGGAATTACTGATGCTGACCCTCGATCTTTCCAATGAGCCCCGTTGGCACGAACTGGCCCCCGGCGTCCGGGTGCAACTGCGCCCGCTGACCACCGCGCTGATGGTGGCGACGCGCAGCGATCCTGCCGTCGAGGCGGTGCCGGAGGACGCGTCCGACGAGGAGCGCGCATTGGCTTTCGCCAAGGCGCTGGCGCGGCGGGCCGTTCTGACTTGGGAGGGCGTTGGCGACGCAAGTGGCAACCCGATCGATCCGAGCCCCGAAGCCATCGACGCGCTGCTCGACATCTGGCCCATGTTTGAGGCCTTCCAGCTGGCTTACGTCTCGAGGGGCCTGCTGCTGGAACAGGAAAAAAACGCCTCCGCGCTCTTGCCGAGTGGTCCTTCGGTGGGGGCGAGCGATACTGCGAGGCCTGCCAAGGGCCGTGCCCGGACTGCCCGGCGCGGCTGAACCGACCTCGTACTTTTGAGGGCTGGCAGGTCTGGGATCTTGTCGGCCGCCTCGGCGGCCAGTTGCGGGTGCTACCTGGTGCTGTCGTTGGCTGGGATTTTTCCGCGGCGCTGGCACTTGGGCATGCACTGGGCGTGTCGCCCACCGCCATGGCAGAACTGCTGCCGGTCATCGAGGCGGTGATGGTGACCAAGCTCAACGAACAGATGGAACACGCGCATGGCCGAGAAGAGGGTTAGCGTCCGCCTTGCGGCGGTCGGCGGCAGGCAGGTACGCGCCGAGCTGGAGGGCGTCGGTGAAGCCGGCGCCCGCGGCTTCGGCCGGCTCAGCCGCGAGATGGAAGCAGCCAACGCAAGGCTCGCGAGCTTTGCGCGTCGGGTGCGGGTGGCCGCTGCTGCCGCCGTCGCGGCTGCCACCGCCGCGGGTATCGCCATGGTGCGCTCCGGCCTGCAAACGGTCGATGCGCAAGCCAAGCTAGCACAATCTCTGGGTACCACGGTCGCCTCGATCCAGACGCTGGAACGGGCGGGCGAACTCGCCGGCGTGTCCATGTCCGGCATCGAGCAGGCGACGAAAGACCTGACGCGCCGTCTCAGCCAGGCTGCCGCAGGAACCGGCCCCGCCGTGCAGGCGCTGGAACGTCTGGGGCTCTCGGCTTCAGACCTTCTGGCCCTGCCGCTCGACGAACGCGTCGGCGCGATCAATGCCGCGATCGAGGCCTTCGTCCCTGTCGCGGAGCGCGCGGCCGTCGCGGGGCAACTCTTTGGCGAGGAAGGCTCCATTGCCATGAGCCGGATCGACACCGCGACCTTGCGGCAGGCGACCGAGGACGTGCGCGCCTTCGGCGTCGTGGTCTCCGAGACGGACGCCGACCAGATCGAGCGGACAAACGATGCCATCTCCCGGCTCGGGCTGATCTGGCGAGGGGTGTCGAACCAGCTTGCCGTCGCCGCGGCGCCGGCGCTGGAAGCGGTGGCCGATGCCATGGCGACGCTCGCCAGCCGCGCCGGCCCGCTCGGCAAGGCCATCTCCGGATTGTTCGAGAACATCGGCCGGCTGACGACCTATGCCGCCACCTTTGCGGGTTTCCTCGCCAGTCGCTGGGTTGCCGGTCTTGCCGCCGCGGCCTTGTCCGTCCGTGGTCTCGCCACCGCGCTGGTCGTCCTGCGCGGCGCGCTCGTCCGCACTGGCATCGGCGCCTTGATCGTCGGTGCCGGTGAGTTGATTTACCAGTTCACGAAGCTCGTGCGCGGCGCCGGCGGCTTTGGAGAGGCGCTCGAGCTCATGGGCAATGTGGCGAAGGCGGTCTGGGACGGGATCAAGGTGACCGTCACCTCCTTCGTCGACGATTTTCGGGCCATGCGCGCGGACATCGAGGCGATCTGGCTGCGCCTGATGGCGTTTCTCTCGCAAAAATGGGCCGACTTCCTCGCCCAGATCGGCCCGACCTTCAACGCGGTCTCGGAGCGCATCGGTGCGGATGCCCGGATCGACGTCTTCGGCGCGCAGAGCTACGCCTCCTACCTCGATCACGCTGCCAGCAATGCCGGGCACCAGGCCGATGCGCTGCGCGGTCGTGCGGCCGATACCCGCGCCCATGCCTTCGAAGGCGTGCGCGAGGCGGTGGACGCGCTCCGCGCCGCGATGCAGGCAAGCGGCGAAGACGGGGCGGATGCGCTGGACCAAGCCGCTGAGGCGGCCGACCGGGTGACGGAGGCGCTGGATGCCGCTGGTCAGGCGGGCCGGGCTGCGGGCGCCGCCAATGCCGATGGCGCGGACCAGGCCGCAACCGGGTGGGCGGCCGTCACCGCGACGCTCGCCGACTACGCCGCCAAGGCTCGCGACATCGGCGCCGATATCGGCCAGTCCCTGGTGGGCGCCTTCCGCAGCGCCGAGGATGCGGTGGCCGAGTTCGTGAAGTCCGGCAAGCTGGACTTCCGCGATCTGGTGACTTCGCTCATCGCCGATCTGGCCCGGCTTGCGGCAAGGCGGTTCATTCTCGGCCCCATCGCCAGCGCCCTCGGCGGCATCCTCGGCGGCGCGGGCGGGCTCTTTGCGAACATCCTGCATGACGGCGGAATGGTCGGACCCAATGGACCCTCGCGCATGGTCCCGGCCATGGCCTTCGCCGCCGCGCCCCGCATGCATTCGGGAGGCTGGGCCGGCCTCCGCCATGACGAGGTGCCCGCGATCCTTCAACGCGGCGAACGCGTGCTCTCGCGCCGCGAGGCGCAGGTCTACGGCGCCGGAGGGGGCGTCACCATCAACATCAACACCCGCGACGCGGAGAGCTTCCGGCAATCGCGCACCCAGGTCGCCGCCGATATTGCCCGGGCGGTGTCGCTCGGACGCAGGGGGCTCTGATGGCATTTCACGAGGTCCGGTTCCCCGATGATATCAGCCGCGGCGCCCGTGGCGGGCCGGAACGACGCACGCAGATCGTCGAGCTCGCCTCGGGCGACGAGGAGCGCAACGCCAGCTGGGCGAACTCGCGCCGACGCTACGACATCGCCTACGGCATCCGCCGCGCGGACGATCTCGCCGCCGTCGTTGCCTTCTTCGAGGCCCGGAACGGGCGGCTCTACGGTTTCCGCTGGAAGGACTGGGCCGACTACAAGTCTTGCCTGCCGTCACAGGCACCGGCGGCGACGGACCAGGTCATTGGCACGGGCGCTGGGACCACAACTGCCTTTCAACTGGTGAAATCCTACGTTTCCGGCGGGCAGACATGGACCCGCACGATCACCAAACCGGTCGCCGGAACCGTGCTGGTGGCTATCGACGGCACCGAGCAGACCTCCGGCTGGTCGGTCGACACCACCAACGGCATCGTCAGCTTCACCACGGCCCCGGCCGCGGGCGCCGTCATCACCGCAGGCTTCGAGTTCGACGTGCCGGTGCGCTTCGACACCGACACGCTCGACGTGACCCTCGACATCGAGCGGCTTGGCTCCATCACCTCCATCCCGCTCCTGGAGATCCGGCGATGAACGACAATACCGGCTTCGTCGCGACGGTGCTGCGCGACCTTGCCGCCTCCACCGCCGTGATCCTCGCCGCCTGGGGTGCGCTTGGCGGTGCAACCAACGCGCTGACCACGAAGATGCGCCTGCGCGATGCGCTGCGCCACATCCTGCTCGGTGGGCTGATCGCCGCCGGGATGGGCAGCCTGTCGATGGCCGTCGTCACCAGCTGGCTGGGCCTGCCGCCGCAGGCCATTCCGGCCGGGGGCGCTGCCGGTTCCGCCGCCTATCTCGTCGGCGTCTTCGGCCCGGCGGTAATCGAACTGGTGCTGGCCCGGCTGCGCCGAGCTCGGGAGGGCGGCGATGACTGAGCTCGTCCGTGTCCTGCGCGGCCTGCGGCGCCTGACAGACGACCCGCGCGATGCCTTCACCCACCGTCTGCGCATCGGCCTCGCCATCGCCGCGCTGATCCTGATCCTTTCGCTCCTCGGATAGTTCCATGCACATGACAGACCGGGGCCTCATGGCCCTTGCCCGGCACGAGGGGATCGTGCCCGGACCCTACCGCGATTCCACCGGCACCTGGACCTACGGCATCGGCCACACCGCCGCCGCCGGGCCGCCCGATCCGGCAGAGATGCCGCGCGGGATGCCCAAGGACCTGGTCGTGGCAATCCGTGAAGCGTTCCGGCTGTTCCGCGAGGACATCGGAAGCTACGAGGCCGACGTCCGGCGCGCTGTGACCGTGCCGGTTGAGCCTCACGAGTTCGATGCGCTGGTCAGCTTCCACTACAACACCGGCGGCATCGCCAGGGCGGCGCTGACCCGGCACCTCAATGCCGGCAATCGCGTAGCCGCCGCCGACGCGTTTCTGAACTGGCGCAAGCCCGCCTCGATCATTCCGCGCCGGGAGGCCGAGCGCGACTTGTTCCGGCTTGGCCGGTATCCCGACGGCACAATCCCGGTCTGGAGTGTGGATCGCACTGGCCGAGTGGACTTCTCCCGGCCGATCCAGCGGCTGAGTGCAGACGAGGCCCTGTCGCTGCTTCGCCCGTCGCGAACACCGCCGCCAGCCGCTTCCAAACCAGACGCGCCGACCGGCTGGCTCGCCCGGTTGGTCACAATCCTCACACGCCTGTTCAGAAGGACCTGATCCCCATGCGCTACATCCGACCCAACTCGCTCACCTGGTGGGCGGGGCTGCTCGCCATGCTGATCGGCATCGCCTCCGTCGCGCTGCCCACCACCGGCGCGCTTGGCGAACTTTCGCGCCTCGTCGCGCTGCTCGCCGGCTCGGGCGACGCCTCGCCAGCGGGGCTCATGTTCCTTGGCCTTGGCCTGATCGGTCTGCGCGATCGGATCGAGCGGGGGTTTCGGGGCGATGTTTGAGTTTCTGGCGGGGCTCATACTGGGCGGCTGCCTCGGTGTCTTCATCGTGGCCCTCTGCGTGGCCGCCGCGCGTGGGGAGCGGGACGATGGCTGAATTCCTGATCTGGCTGGTTGCGGCACTGGGTGCGCTCGGGGGCCTGGTGCTCGGCCGCCTCTGGGGCCGCGTGGAAGGAAAGCGTCAGGGCAAACGGGAGGCAGAACGCGATGCATTGGAAGACACGATCGAGCGCACCGAGCGCGGGCGCGAAGCGGTGCGCGATGGCCGCGGCGCTGGCGATCCTGTTGACCGGCTGCGCCAAAACGATGGTGCCTGGTGATGGAAGTGCCAATCAACAGACCAACGCAAATTGCACCTTCTCTGGTGCGCGAGCTCTTGCACTACGATCCTGACACCGGCCAATTGACATGGAAGTCCCGAAAACCCTGTCATTTCAAGCACTGCGAGCGTGATCCGGATTGGGTATGCAAGATCTGGAACGCCAAGTACTCCGGTCGTTCCGCTTTTGGGCGTCGGCAACATGGCTATGTCGCTGGCCACGTCCTCGGGGTGAACGTCTATGCCCATAGAGTGGCTTACGTGATCATGACGGGGGCATGGCCCGCCAAACAAATCGACCACATCAACGGCCAGCGTGACGACAATCGCTGGCAGAATCTCCGGCTTGTTGATCCACAGGAGAATTCGAGAAACACGGCGATCTCCCGCTGTAACAGTTCAGGTGTCGTTGGCGTCAGCTGGAACCGGGAGAAGCGGCGATGGTGGGCTTACATCAACGAGGGAAACAGGCAGCGCAGGTTGCTGGGAGCTTTCAGATCGAAAGCCGATGCTGTGGCCGCGCGAAAGGCAGCGGAGAAGCAGTTTGGATATCATGAAAATCATGGCCGCAAGCCTGCTGCTTAGCGGCTGCACTTCCACCGTGCCGATCTCGGATGCCGGTTGCATTTCCTACACAGAGGCCCGGCTGGCACGGCCACCTGCGGCGACCGTCCCGGAGGTGCCGCCGGAATGGGCGGACTGGATCGCCGATCTCGATGACCGCATGACGGGAACCTGCCGGTGAAAGCCCTCTCGCCAGCCCTGCAAACCCATCTCGACGAGGGAGCCACGACGCTTGCCTGGTGCTGGCGGATCACCCGCGCCGACGGGCAGGTGTTCGGCTTCACCGACCATGATCGGGTGCTCAGCTTCGATGGCACCCGCTTCGAGCCCGAGAGCGGCTTCGCAGCCTCGGAACTGCGCGCCTCGGGCGATCTCGCGGTGGACGCGCAGGATGCCGAAGGCGTGTTGCGTTCGGGTGTCATCACCGAAGCCGACATCGCCGCGGGGCTCTGGGACGGGGCAGCGGTCGAGGTCTGGCGGGTGAACTGGCAGGATACCAGCCAGCGGGTGCTGATGCGGCGCGGTGCGATCGGCGAGATCCGGCGCGGGCGCGTGGCATTCACTGCCGAGATGCGCTCGCTCGCCCATGTGCTCGATCAGCCGGTGGGGCGGAGCTTTCAGGCCGGATGCGACGCCGTTCTGGGCGACGGGCGCTGCGGGATCGACCTCGAGAACCCTGCGTGGAAGGGCACCGGCACCGTCGCGGTGTTGCTGCGTGACCGGGCGTTTTCTGTGGCGGGGCTGTCGGGTTTCGCGGCTGGGCTCTTCAACTTCGGCACGCTGACCTGGGACACGGGTGCCAATGCCGGCCGGCGGGTGGAGGTGGAACGCCACGAACTCGCCACCACCGGCGAGGCAATGATCACGCTCCTGGAACCGCCCGGCAGCCCCATTGCCGCGAACGACGCCTTCACCATCCGCGCCGGTTGCGACAAGGCCTTTGCCACCTGCCGCGACCGCTTTGCCAACACCGCCAACTTCCGCGGTTTCCCGCACATCCCCGGCAATGACACGGTGCTGCGCTACGCGGCGCAGGGCCGGGCAAATGACGGGAGCGTGCTTTGATGATCGACGTCATCCGCCGCCCCGTCGCCCGGGCGAAGGTGATCTCCGCCGCGCGATCCTGGCTCGGCACGCCCTATCACGACCAGCAGAGCGTGCGCGGCGTGGGCTGCGACTGCCTCGGGCTCGCGCGCGGCGTCTGGCGCGAGGTGGTGGGGCCGGAACCCTTTCCGATCCCGCCCTACAGCCGCGACTGGGGCGAGACAGGCCCTGCGGAGGTGCTCGCGGAGGGCGCACGCACCTGTATGATCGAAGTCGCGACGGCTGAAGCTACATCCGGCGCGCTCCTCATGTTCCGCATGCGCGAGCAGGCCATCGCCAAGCATGTCGGCATCTTCACGGACACCGGTACCCTCATCCATGCCCGCGAGCGGCTGGGCGTGATCGAGGAGCCCTTCACCCGATCCTGGCGGCGGCGTCTGGCCTTTGCCTTTCTCTATCCGCAACCCCGGAGGCGATAATGGCGACCCTCGTGCTCGGCCTTGCCGGTCAGGCCATCGGCGCCTCGATCGGCGGCGGTATCCTGGGTATCTCCGCCGCCACCATCGGCGGGGCGATCGGCACCATGGCCGGCTCCGTCGTCGACAGCTGGATCGTGGGCTCGCTCCAGCCTGACCAGCGCTACGAGGGCGCAAGGCTCGACTCCCTGCGGGTCACCTCGGCCACCGAGGGCACCACGATCCCGCGCGTCTTCGGCCGCATGCGATTGGGTGGCAACATCATCTGGGCCACCGACTTCACCGAGCATGTCAGCACCAGCACCCAGGGCGGCGGCAAGGGCGGCGGGCCGAGCGTCACCACGACCGAATATTCCTACACCGCGTCCTTCGCCGTCGCGCTGTGCGAAGGGCCGATCACCGGCATTGGCCGCATCTGGGCCGATGGCGAGCTTTTTGATACCTCCACCATCAACTGGCGCTGGTATCCAGGCAACGAAGCGCAGGCGGCCGACCCGTTCATTGCCGCGAAGATGGGGGCCGAGGGCGCGCCGGCCTATCGCGGCACGGCCTATGTGGTCTTCGAGGAGCTCGATCTCACCCAATTCGGCAACCGCATCCCGCAGTTGTCCTTCGAGGTGTTTCGGCCCCTGGCCGATCCCGACACTGCCGAGGGCGCGATCCGGGCCGTCACGATGATCCCCGGCGCGGGCGAGTTCGTCTATGCCACCGAGCCGGTGATGCGGGTGGAAGGGGCGAAGACGACGCCCGAGAACGTCCATGCCGAGACGGACAGGGCGGATTTTCTCGTGTCCCTCGACAGGCTCGAGGCGCTGGCGCCGGGGGTCGAGAGCGTGTCGCTGGTGGTCAGCTGGTTCGGCAACGATCTGCGCGCGGGCAACTGCAGCATCCGCCCCGGTGTCGAAACCACCGCGAAGACCACCACGCCGCAGGTCTGGCAGGTAAACGGAGTGGATCGCGCTTCGGCGCATCTCGTCTCATCGGATGCCGACGGCCGGCCCGTCTATGGCGGCACGCCGAGCGACGCGGCCGTGGTTCAAGCGATCCGGGAACTGAAGGCGCGGGGCTACCGCGTCACTTTCTATCCGTTCATCCTGATGGATGTCCCCGAGGGCAACACCCTGCCGAACCCCTACAGCGACAACGCCGCGATCCTCGGCCAGCCGGCGTTGCCCTGGCGTGGCCGGATCACCTGTTCACCGGCGGCGGGTTACGCGGGTACGGTGGACAAGTCGGCAACGGCGGCCAGCCAGGTTGCCGGCTTCTTCGGCAATGCGCAGGTCCCCGACTTCGCGGTCTCGGGCGAGACCGTCTCCTGGACCGGTGGCAATGACTGGGGCTGGCGGCGGATGATCCTGCACTACGCCCATCTCTGCGCGGCGGCCGGCGGGGTCGATGGCTTCCTGATCGGCTCGGAGCTGCGCGGGCTTACGACGATCCGCGACAGCGCGACGAGCTATCCGGCGGTGGCGGAACTGCAGAGCCTCGCGGCCGACGTGCGCTCCATCCTCGGTGCCGGCACCGCGATCGGCTATGCGGCAGACTGGTCGGAATATTTCGGCCACGATCCGGCCGACGGCTCGGGCGACCGCTTCTTCCACCTCGATCCCTTGTGGGCGGACGGGAACACCGATTTCATCGGCATCGACAATTACATGCCGCTGTCCGACTGGCGTGACGGGTTCGAACACGCCGACGCGGTTCAAGGCTGGTCCGCCATCTACGACCGGTCCTACCTGCAGGGGAACATCGCCGGCGGCGAGGGGTTCGACTGGTACTATGCGAGCGACGCCGACCGGGACGCGCAGAACCGGACGCCCATCGCCGACGGCGCCCATGGCAAGGATTGGGTGTTTCGCTACAAGGATCTGGAGAGCTGGTGGTCGAACCCGCATTTCGACCGCCCGGGCGGCGTTGAAAGTGCGACGCCTACCGATTGGGTTCCGGAAAGCAAACCCATCCGTTTCACCGAGTTCGGCTGCCCCGCCATCGACCGGGGCACGAACCAGCCCAACGTCTTCCATGACCCAAAGTCCTCGGAAAGCGCCGCACCATACTTCTCGCGCGGCTGGCGGGACGACGCGATCCAGCGGGCGTATCTCGAGGCCACGGCGCTCTATTGGGCCGATCCGGCGAACAACCCGGTGTCCAGCACCACCGGCCTGCCGATGATCGACACCTCCGAATGCGCGGCCTGGTCCTGGGACGCGCGCCCGCATCCCTTCTTCCCGGCCCTGACCGACGTCTGGTCGGACGGCGCGAACTGGCAACTTGGCCACTGGCTCACCGGCCGCCTCGGCGCTGTGTCGCTCGCGGCCCTCGTGCGGCATCTGTGCCTCGCCGCTGGCATGGATTCGGCGCATATCGACGTCTCCGGCCTCTGGGGCGCGGTGGAGGGGCTGGTGATCCCGGCCATCGAAAGCCCCCGCGCCACCATTTCCATGCTCGCGCGCCACTTCGGTTTCGATGCCGTCGAGAGCGAAGGCGTGCTGCGCTTTGTCATGCGCGGGCGCGCGTCCGTGGCCACCATCACCCCCGACGATTTCGTGGCCGGAAACGGCGAGGACTTCGAACGGACCCGGGGCCAGGAGACCGAGCTGCCGCAGGTGCTGCGCTGGAGCGTCGCCCGCGCCGACGAGGATTATGACAGCGCTCTTGTCGAGGCCCGCCGCATAACCACCGGCGCGGTGCGCGTCAGCGCCGAAAGCTTCCCGGTCGCCGTCGGGCCCGAGGAAGCCGAGCGCCGTTGCCGCCGGGCGCTCATGGAGACCTGGACCGGCCGTGAGCGGGCCGCTTTCGCGCTGCCACCCTCGCGCCTCGCGCTCGATCCGGGCGATGTTGTCGTGTTCACCGACGGCACCGCCACCGAGTTCCGCCTCACCCGCATTGCCGACGGGCTCGCCCGCCGCATCGAGGCCGTGCGCCAGGACCGCGAGGTCTACGACCAGCCGCCGGGAGCCCAGCGCGCGGCCGCCGTGGCGCGTTCGGTCCCGCTCGGCGCGCCGCAGGTGGCGATCCTCGATCTGCCGCAGCTGACCAGCGCCCACAAGCCGCCCCGGCCGCTCATTGCCGTCGATGCCGATCCCTGGCCGGGCACGGTTGCCGTCCTGCGATCCCCCGAGACCTCGAGCTGGGCGAGCTTCGCCACCATCACCCGCCGGGCGCGGATCGGCACGCTGGTCGCCGACCTTCAGGCAGGACCGCCCTGGCGATGGGATCGGGGTACGGTCATGGAAATCGACCTGCCTTGGGGCCAGCTTGAAAGCGTCACCGAGTTGCAGCTCTTCGCCGGCGCCAACGCCTTCGCCGTCGAGAGCGCGCCGGGAAGCTGGGAGGTGTTGCAGGCCCGCGACGTGACGCTCATCGCCCCAAGCCGCTATCGCCTGACCACGCTCCTGCGCGGTCAGCGCGGAACGGAACATGCCATCGTCAACCCGGCTCCGGCCGGGGCGCGGGTGGTGGTGCTCGATGCGGCCGTCACCGAACTGCCCTTCACGTCCGGCGAGATCGGCCTGCCATGGAACCTCGCCGTGGGGACCGGCCACGCGGCCCGTGTCGGACCCGAGGTACACGACGCTGTTGCTCGCGCCATCGGGCGCCTCGCTCCGGCCCTTCGCGCCCGTGCATCTCGGGGCAAGGGCCGAGCCGTCGGGCGACATCATCCTTTCCTGGACCCGCCGCTCCCGCGACCCGGCCGCAGACAGCTGGGAGGCGACCGAGGTGCCGCTTCTGGACCAGCCGGAAGCCTGGGAGATCGACATCCTCGACGGCGCAACCGTGAAACGAGCGCTGGCGGCGGGATCGACCAGCGTCACCTACAGCACGGCCGACCAGGTCGCCGACTGGGGCGCGGCGCTGGCGCCGGGTGCCGCACTGACCATCCGCGTGGCCCAGCTCTCGCCATCGCTCGGTCGCGGCATCCTGGCCGAGACCACGCTCACCATCGCATGAGGCATCTATGACCACACCGAACCTCGCGCTCCCCTATATCGCCGCCGCGCAGGCGCAGAAGCATGTCACGCACAACGCGGCGCTCGACCGGCTCGATGGCCTCGTGCAGCTTGCCGTGAAGGACCGGGATCTGACCGCGCCACCCGCGAGCCCCGTCGAGGGCGACCGCTACATCGTCGCTGCCGGCGCCACCGGCGCATGGGCCGGTTGGGACGGGGATGTGGCCCTTTTCTCGGCCGGTGCGTGGGTTCGTCTGCCTGCGCGCGCGGGATGGCGGGTCTGGATCGAGGACGAGGCGGTTCTGCTGGTCTTCGACGGCACGTCCTGGATCGGCGTGACACCGGATGCGCTGCAGAACCTGACCCGGCTGGGTTTGGGCACGACGGCCGATGCGGCCAACCCATTCGCGGCCAAGCTGAACGGGGCGCTCTGGATCGCGCTTGCCGCGGCCGAAGGCGGCAGTGGCGATCTGCGCCTCACGCTCAACAAGGAAATCGCCGCCGGGGTTCTGTCCTTCCTGCTTCAGTCGGGGTTTTCCGGCCGGGCCGAGCTTGGCCTCCTCGGCTCCGACGACCTGACCCTGAAGGTGAGCCCGGACGGCACAGCCTGGCTCGACGCGCTCACCGTCGACCGTGCCACCGGCATCATCGATCAGCCGCAATGCCCGCGCTTCAAGGCCTATACGAACTACGACAACTACGTCGCGCTCACCATCTGGACGAAGATCGGCATCAACGCGGTCGAGGCCAATGACCAGGGGGCCTTCGACCCCGCAACCAACCTCTTCACCGCACCCGTCACGGGCACCTACCTCTTCGGCGCGAGCCTTCTCTACAAGGTCAATGCCAGCACCTCGGCCCGAATGCGCGGGCGCCTCGTCCTGAACGGCACCACCGAAATCCGCGGCTCCTTCGGCGAGGTCTCCAGCGCCCACAAGTCGCTCGCCACCGCGCTCTGGTTGCAGACGATGGTGCCGCTGAGCGCGGGCGATACCGTGGAACTGCAGGGGTACTTCCGTGCGGCAGATGGGTATTTCGCGGCGGATCATACGTCGTTCTGGGGGGCGAAGGTGGGATAG